CCCTGCACTCGACCTCATCGACGCCGCACTCGTCGAGGCCTTCAACACGCGGAACGCCCGCCTCATCATCGCCATGCCCCCACAGGAAGGGAAGAGCGAACGAGCGTCACGCCGCTTCCCACTCTGGGCCCTCACCCAGAACCCGGACCTGCGGATCGCGATCGCGTCGTTCGAGCACGACACCGCCCGCCGCTGGGGCCGCGTCGTCCGCGACGACATCACCATGCACTCCGCAGACCTGGGCATCAAGGTCCGAGACGACATGTCCGCCCAAGCCGAGTGGGCACTCGACGGCCACAAGGGAGGCCTCTACTGCGTCGGCGTCGGCGGCGCCCTCACCGGTCGACCCGTCGACCTCATGATCATCGACGATCCCATGAAGGGCCACGAGCAGGCCGACTCTCCGACCTACCGGGAGAAGGTCTGGGACTGGTGGACCGGCACCGTCGCCACCCGCTTCTCCCCCACCACACCCGTGATCGTCATCCAGACCAGGTGGCACCCGGACGACCTCGCTGGCCGTCTGCTGAACGGTGAAACCGCTGACCGGTGGAAGCTGCTGTCCATCCCCGCGCAGTGCGAGGACCCGGAGAACGACCCTCTCGGGCGCACGAGGGTCGACGAGTTCATGGTCTCCGCGCGTGGACGTACCCAGGAGGACTGGGAACTCCGGAAGGCTGACCAGACGGCCCGCACCTGGGCTGCCTTGTACCAGCAGCGTCCCGCCCCCGCTGAGGGTGCCGTGTGGCGTTGGCCGTGGATCGAGGACAACCGTGGCCGCACCGGCGACGTCCTCCTCAAGCTGACCAAGGTCATCGTCGGTGTCGACCCTGCAGCCACCTCCAAGCGCACCTCGGACCTGACGGGTATCAGCGTCGCCGGCATCGACACCGACGGGGAAGCGTGGGTCCTCGACGACCGGACCATCCGCGGCACACCCATCGAATGGGGCACCGCCGTCTGGGACGCCGTCATGGACTGGGGTGCCCACGAGGTCGTCATCGAGGACAACCAGGGTGGAGAGATGGTCCTCGAGGTGATGCGGTCGGCGTGGCGGGAAATCCGCAAGCGACGTCGCATCACCCGCCTCGCACCACCCGTCCGTCGCGTGCACCCGACCGCGGGTCAGGGGAAGCGTGCCCGTGCCGAGTCGGTGGCCGCGTACTACGAGGTCGGGAAGGTCCACCACGCAGCTGACGGCACAGATCGGTTGTCGAAGGTGGAGGACCAGATGATCACCTGGACCGGCACCGGTGACTCCCCGGACCGGGTCGACGCGCTCGTTCACGCGCTGACGGCCCTGTTCCTGCCTCAGCACTCCGCCGCAGCCGTGCCAGCCCGCCCCACACGCACGAGCATGCGCGGACGGTGACCGTGTCAGACCTCTCTGGGAACGTAGAGCTGTGACCAGGGCGAAGGCGAGTCAATGCGCGAGCGGGAAGGTCCGCTATCGCGACCGCATCGCTGCGCTCCTCGCCCTGGCGAACACCGGCCGCCGAGACTCGGCACGCCGACCGAAGAACGAGCGTCGCGCCTACCTCTGCCCGCAGTGTCGGGGCTGGCACCTGACCTCGAAGGGCCGCCAACCGGCGACCTGACCAACACCAGGAGGAAGCACCATGGCAGTAACTGTTGTCCGCAACGGCGGCAAGACCTTGACGCACGACCAGGGCACGAACCTCACCATCACCGATGGGCACCTGGTCGTCCACGGCCGAGGCAACATGGGCACGGCCCACATCGCGATGTACGCCCCGGGCGCGTGGCTGCGCGCGTACGTCGATGCCGCACCGACGAGCGGAAGCGTGGCCGACGCCTCGTCCTGACTCAGCTCACTCGCCGGGTGCCACTGACCATCGACGATGGGTGGTACCCGGCGCGTCTGGCACCCCCGCGTTGACACTCCCCCCATGAACCTGGGAGGCCACGCGTGAGTCAGCCGCACATCCACGACCAGTGGGCCGCCCTGTCGTACATCCCCGACCTCGCCGGCGACCGCACCCGACCCGACGGTGCACCCACCTGGCTCGACGACTTCGACGCCCGCCGCCTCACCGCCTACCAGGTCCTGTCCGCGTACACCGACAACACCCGCCGGTACTGGCTGCCCGCGTCTATGTGGGCGCGACCCGTCCGGGCCCGGGAGATGGGCGTCACGATCGACGCGTCCTCCGCGGAGCAGCAGCGCGAGTACGGCGACCCGGCCCTCGTCGTCAACACGGCCCGGTCCCTGCTCCTCGGCGACGACCAGACCATCACCTGCGACAGCCAGCCCGTCCTGGACTTCCTGACCGAGTGGGCCACGAGGGAGCGGTTCGGGCAGAAGATCCTCGAGGGTGAGGAGCACACCATCACCCAAGGTGACGGTGTCCACGTCCTGCACCCGTCCGGGGCGAAGGGCCGGGTCCGGCACCGGGTCTACGACCCCGGGTTCTACTTCCCCGACACCCGTACCCCGGTCGACGGGTGGGATGACGACGACTTTCCGCCGATCGTCCACCTCGCGTGGGAGTGGATCGACAACGACCAGGTCACGTGGATCCGCCGCACCACGTACCGGATGACCCGCCTCGAGCAGCCGCGCGTGACGGCGTGGGGTGACCAGGCCGAGTGGACGTGCATGTACCGGGTCGTCGACTACCCCCTGGACCACCTCAAGGGCACCGTCTACTCCCCCGAGATGGGCAACCAGGGGAACGTCCTGACGGACTGGACGGACCTGCTCGTCGACTTCATCCCCGTCGTGCACGTCCCCAACGACCCGTCCACGGAACGCACGTGGGGCCGGTCCCTGCTGCTGCTCGTCGGGCAGATCCTCGACGACCTGCAGTACACCGACACCGACCTCGCCGCAGCGTCACAGACCGCGTCGCCGGCGTTCGTCACGTCCGGCGCCCCCGCCGGTGGTCCGACCGGCCGGCCGGGCGAGATGATCGGCCTGCCCGAAGGTGCGTCTGGTGGGTGGGCCGACACGTCGAAGAACCTGACCGCCCTCACCGGGTACATCACGTCCCTGATCGAACGCCTCGCACAGAACACCCGCCTCTCACAGGTGCTGCTGGGTGCGATCAGCCCAGACCAGGTGCCATCCGGGTACGCCCTGCAGCTCGGCTTCGCACCGGCACAGTCCCTCGTGCGGGAGATGCGTGCGGTGCGGGATGAGAAGTACCCGCTGATCCTGCGGTTCGTGCTGCGCCTGTCGCAGGCGTGGGGGTGGCTCGACTCCGGTCCGACACCGGAGGCTGCGGTGACGCTGGGGGCGGCGTTCCCGTCGGACCTGCCCGGTGCGATCGCAGCCGTGAAGGACCTCCTGCCAGCGCACGGCATCTCCACCCTCACCGCGGTGAACATGCTGAAGGCCGCCGGGCTGCCCGTCGACGACGCGAAGGCTGAAGTGCAGCGGATCCGGCAGGAGTCCTACGAGCAGGCGAAGGACCTCGCTGAGGCGACCGGCAACTTCGCCGCTGCCGCCGAGATGCTGGGAGTTCCGCCGGCGACCATCACCCTCAGCCCAGCACCGGTCGCCGAGTGAGTACCGTCCACGTCCTACCCGTCGACGACCTCATCGAGCACAAGGACGTCGGCGACGACTGCGTGTGCGGGCCCACGGTCGAACCGGTCGAAGGCGACGACGGGTACATCGGGTGGCTCATCAGCCACAACTCGCTCGACGGGCGCGAGCTGCGCGAACAGGGCGGGTCTGTGCCCGCCGAACTCCCCACTGGTCGGGCGTGATGGCTGGCGTGTTCGGGCTGCCTGACGAGTTCATGGCCTACCACTGGTCCCCCTCGTCGTGCCGGCAGAGCATCTTCGACGGCGGGCTGAAGATTCGGCAGCAGTCCCACTCGGCGCCGATCCGCTACCCGTACGTCGCGTTCGCCCTCGACCCCGTCATGGCCTGGGGCATGTCCGGCGACTCGTTCCCTGACGTCGAGGGCCCGTGGGACCTGTGGGGTGTGTGGTCCGGGTACGGCCTGGACGCGTACGAGGTCATCCCGAACGACGACGGCACCCAGGCCCGCGAGCTCCGCACGTATCGGTCGGTCCCTGCGCGGCATGTCCGGTACATCGCGACCCGTGACGGTTCTGTCGCACAGAACGTGTGACACCCCCCACGCGACGGTGAGCCCACCACAAACCACCGATCAGGGAGAAGTGATGGGCCCCACCCGCAAGCAGTTCCTCCGCCTCCGGTTCGTCGAGGACCCGGCCAATCCGGACCCCGGCACCAACCCGCCCGCCGGCGGCGGTGCGACGTTCACGCAGGCGCAGCTCGACCAGATCGTCCAGGGCCGTGTCGCCCAGGCAGAGCGTGCCGCCGCAGCAGCAGCCGCGACCGCGCTCGAGCAGAAGCTCGGCGGCAAGTCCCTCGACGACATCCTCGCCCAGGCGTCCGCCGCCGACGCCGCCACCGAGGCCGCGAAGACCGAGGCGCAGCGAACCCTCGACGCCGCGAACGCCACCAAGACCGAGGCCGAGAACCTGAAGTCGCAGGCCGTCAACGAGCTCCACGCGTTCCGTGTCCAGCGGGCCCTCGTGTCCGCCGGTGCGGACGAGAAGGCCACCGGTGACATCCGCGTCGACGTCCCCGTGGGTGCGTCCGTCGAGGACATCGCCACCGCTGTCACCGCGCTCAAGGGCAGGCTCCCGGCCCTGTTCGTGAAGCCCGCGACCCCGCCGGCCGACCCGGGCACGCCGCCCGCGACACCGCCTGCTGCTGGTGGTGGGTTCGCTGCCGGGCGTGACCGGGCGAAGGCCGAGCGGGCCTGACCCCACCTACCGGCTGGCGTGGGCGTCAACACCTGGAAGACGGCTTCGCATTGGTGAACCCGGTGAAGGACGACTGCGGGTCCGTGGCGGGTAACGCCGCGCCTGGCCGTCGCGCCCTTTCTGCCCGTGTAGCGGCGTACCTGCGCCCACGCCAGCCCTTCACAAGCCTGGACGCTTGTCCAGTTCGACACAAGGTTCGAGGTCACAGCCATGAAAGTCATCGGAGTCGCTGGGCGGAAGCGGTCCGGGAAGGACACGTTCGCTGCCCGCCTGACGGACGTCCACGGGTACACGCGTGTCGCGTCCGCTGACCCGCTGCGCGCCATGGCCTTGGCCCTCGACCCGCTCGTCCGCACGACCAGCGGGCACATCGTCCGCCTCGCCGAGCTCGTCGCGTTCGAGGGCTGGGAGCGGTCGAAGAGCCACGCCGAGGTGCGGCGGACCCTGCAGCGGCTCGGCACCGAAGCCGGCCGTGGCGTCCTGGGTGACACGATCTGGATCGACACCGCGATGCGGACCGTCGCCGACGTGCCCGGCCCCGTCGTGATCACGGACGTCCGCTACCCCAACGAGGCGGACGCGATCCGTGCCGCCGGCGGGCTGGTCGTGCGGATCGACCGTCCCGGCCTCGCCTTGAGCGACGTCCACCCCTCCGAGACGGCCATGGACGACTACCCCGCCTACACGGCCCGCATCGTCAACGATCGCACGATCGCGGCCCTGCAACGCGCAGCCGACCGGTTCGTGTGACACCCCCTCCCTCACGATGCACGCAACCCGGTAACCGGGGCGCTGACCGCAGGCGACGAGTGCGGGCACACCACTGGTGTGGACCCCTTCCATACGCAACCCCAGGGAGTGAACCGTGAGCAGCATCCTGCCTCCGGCCACGCAGTACACCCAGGAGGACGACCTTCGTTGGGCCGGGTCCGGCCACGGTTTCAACGACGCCCCCTCCATCACCCTCGACGGTGACCTGTTCACCGACGCCGACGACTTCCCCGACGGTCAGATCCGCTCCGGGTCGCCGCTCGGCAAGGTCACCGCGACCGGCAAGTTCGGCCCGTACGACAACACGGCGTCCGACGGCCGTCAGACCCTCGTCGGTCTCCTGCCGTTCGGTCGCAAGCGTGAGTTCGCCGGCCAGGCGATCCCCGCCGCCCTGTACGAGCACGGGCCCGTCGTCGAGTCCTACCTGCCCCTGCCCGTCGACTCCGCCGGTAAGACGGACGTCGCCGGCCGTCTCTGGTTCCGCTGAGGAGCGCCCCCATGGCTGACATCCTTTCCCTCCTGACCCCGGCACAGCTCACGGGGTACGTCCGGGAGCTGCCCGAGCCGATCCTGAACTCGCTCGAGGCGGTCCTGCCGAACCGGACGATCAACGGGCGCAAGACGGCCCGCGTCAAGGGCACCCGCCGCCCCATCACGGCGAAGTACCGTGCGTGGGACGCGGAGGCCCCGATCGAGCGTCGCCGCGGCGCCGTCGAGGTGCAGGAGATCGTCCTGCCCCCGATCGCCGGCAAGCTGCCCCTGAACGAGGACCTGCAGTACAAGCTGCAGGACGCCCCCGGTGACGTCACGACGTCGCAGATCGTCGACGCCCTGTACGACGACGCCGGGAACCTCGCCACGGGTGTCCGCAACCGTGCGGAGGTGGCCCGCGGCCAGTTCCTGCAGACCGGTGCGGTCACGATCTCGGAGAACGGCCAGGTGTACGAGGCGGACTACGGTCTGGCCGACGACCACCAGGTCGACACCTCCGACATCACCCCGTGGAACGCGTCGGGCACCCCCCTGACCGACGAGCTCGCGTGGGTCCAGAAGGTCCAGCGTGACGCGCAGGCCCCCGTGGTCCGTGCGATCACGACCCCCGAGGTGCGAGCGGCACTGCTCGGCAACGAGGAGTACCGGCAGGCGTTCTACGCCGGCGCCGCGGCCGGGACCCTGCCGACCCTGACCCCGGGTCAGCTGGACCAGGTCCGTGAGACCTACGGCCTGCCGCCGCTGTTCATCTACGACGGCTACGTGCCGGACGACGAGGACGGCGTGACCCGTGTCATCGAGGCTGACAAGTTCATCCTCGTGACGGCCACGGTCGGCGAGTCGCAGTGGGGCGAGACGATCGAGGCGATCAACCTCGTCGCGTCGAACGCGCCCGACTGGACCCGCACGACGGCTCCGGGCATCACGGTCACGCAGTTCACGGAGCCCGACCCCGTGACGGTGTGGACGAAGGCTTCGGCCGTGTTCCTGCCGGTCGCGGGTGACATCGCCGGTCTGTTCGTGGCGAGCGTCCTCGAGGGCGTCGTCAACTCCTGACCCGCCACCACCTAGAGGGCCCCGGTCGCTCCTGTTCGCAGGAGTAGCCGGGGCCCTCTAGCGTCGGCTCCTCTTGCACCCCTGACCTGAAGATGAGCGCGCGGACGGACCGCACGCTGGGCTTCGGAGGTGGGCAGTGGGTCAGGGACGCGCAGCCCTCGTCGAGTCACCCGCAGGTGACCTGATCGTCAGCCAGGGCGCGGACAACACGTACACGTACCGGTACGGCACGAACGACGGCATCGAGACGACGTGGGTCGACCTGACGACCTGGGACGCGCGCGCGCAGTTCCGGGCCCGCCCCGGCTCGGACATCTGGCTCTCCCTGACGACCGACCCCGCGGCCGCCTCGCGGATCACCCTCGACAACCAGGGGTACGTCTCGATCCACGTGCACCACACGACCACCGAGGACCCGGCCTGGAACACGCCGGCGCGGGCGAAGGGTGTGTGGGACCTCGAGCTCGTCGCACCCGACGGTGAGGTCACGCGCCTGGTCATGGGTGTCGTGACGGTCAGTCAGGACGTGACGCGGTGACCGAGGTTGTGGAGGTCGTCCAGTTCCCCCGCGAGGTCGTCGAGGTGCCGCGCGCCGTCGGGCCGGTCGGTCCGCAGGGCCCGCAGGGCGTCCCCGGCGAGACCGGGCCCGCTGGTGCGCAAGGCCCGAAGGGCGACCGCGGCGACGACGGCGCCACCGGCGCGTCAGGGGCGACCGGCGAGGCGGGACCGCGCGGGGAGACCGGAGCACAGGGCGACACCGGTCCGGCCGGACCCAAGGGGGACCCTGGGCCCGTCGGTCCGGCGGGGCTGACGTGGCGCGGCACGTGGGACGCGGACACGGCCTATTCGGCCGACGACGCTGTCTCCCACGCGGGGACGAACGGTGTCGTGTCGTCGTACTTCGCGGTGGACGCATCGACTGGGCAGGCGCCCGCTGAGGGCACGTCGACGGCCTACTGGGCGCTGCTCGCACAGGAGGGCCCGCGCGGACCCGAAGGCCCCGCCGGCGCCACTGGCGCACAGGGCCCGACGGGTGCGAAGGGCGACCCCGGGGCGAAGGGCGACACCGGCGCGACCGGCGCGACCGGGCCCGCCGGTGCAGCCGGTGCACAGGGCCCGAAGGGCGACCCCGGGGCCACCGGCGCGCAGGGCGTCAAGGGCGACACCGGGGACACCGGGCCTGCTGGTCCTGGGTTCGCGTCCCACGACACGACCCTGACCGGTGCAACCGGTGACGGCACGATCACCCTCGCCACGTGGGCGTCGCTCATCAAGGTGCAGGTGTCAGCCGCGACCCGGTTCCGCCTCTACCGCACCAGTGCGCAGCGGACCGCGGACCAGTCCCGCGCGTTCACGACGAAGCCCGTCGGTGACGTGTGCCTCCTGGACGTGAAGCTCGACGCCGCCGGCACCCTGTGGCTCAACCCTGCCCCCGTCGTCGGGAGCACCGGGACCACGTACTACACGCGCACCGACGGTGCAGCCAACGTGACACTCACCTGGGAAGGGTGACCCCATGACCACCTACACGATGAGTTCGGTCGTCGCGGACAACGGCACCGCCGGGTCCGGGACGGCGATCCGGGCGTGGGTGCAGAAGGTCCACGACGCCCTCGTCGCGATCGGGATGGTCCAGACCTCGGACACCGGTCAGGCGAACATCTCCACGCTCGTCGCACCGTCCGCCGCGGGCACGGCGGCGGGGTACGAGATCTGGCGGTTCAACGACACCCTGCAAGCCACGGCACCCGTGTTCTTCAAGCTCGAGTACGGGTCTGGGTCGGCTGGGGCGAGCCCGCAGATGTGGATCACGGTCGGCAAGGGCACCGACGGTGCAGGCAACATCACCAACGTCCTCTTCGCACGCCAGACCGGGATCTCCGGCGGTTCCACGTCAGGCAACCCATCTGGCACGGGGACGGGCTACGCAGCGTCCGGTGACGGCTGCTGCATCGCACTGCTCCCGTTCGCAGAGGGGCACACTGGCCGCTACCAGCCGGGCTTCATCCTCGAGCGTTCCCGCACCGACCAGGGCACGGCGACCGCCGACGCGCTAGTCCTGGTCACCACGGGGATCTACAACTCGCTGCCCGGGTCGCAGGCGTCCGCGGCGTCGTACCAGGCCGTGAACTATGCGGACACGTCGAAGACGAGCTCCGGGGTGCTGCCGGTTCTCGTCCCGGCGATGGTCAACGGGACGGCGCTGGCAACCTCAACGTCCGTGGCGTCGGGTTCGATCGGGCCCGTGTGGCCGTGGATCATCTTCGTCCCCGGCATCGCACCGTTCCAGTGCCTCACCGGGATGTCGTTCTCAGCCGGCGACGCACCATCCGGCACGTTCAGCCTGTACGTGCTCGGGCAGACCCGCACGTACCGCGCCATCCCCGTCGCGGAGGGCCACGCAGGTTACGGGCTCGCCACCGCCATGGGTTCCACGACGTTCACGCAGAACAACAACATCGGACTCGCGATCAGGTGGGAGTGACCCATGGCTGTCACTGAGTGGCGTGTGTGGGCTGACGTCCGCAACGCCGACCAGGACCCCGACACCATCGGCACGCGCGTTGGGTCCGCGGTCGCAGCTGGTGCCGGCGGGTCCCTGTCGTGGTGGCTGACGAAGGCTGGGATCCACGTCGACCAGCCGCCCACGACCGGGCAGGGGTGGCCGCGGTGACCCACACCCCCGACGAGACGATGAGCCCATGGACCTGACCCAGAGCGACGTCGACCACATCCGGGACTGGGTGGGCGACACCCCGGACGACGCCACCCTGTACCTGTACGGGGAGGACGCGACGTACTGGCAGGAGGTCGCCCTGCGAGTCCTGTACCGGCGCCGCGCGAACGCTGCCGCTGGCGGGTCACAGGCGTCGTCGTTCAGCCTCGAAGGCGTCCTGTCGGTCGGGCTCGCGAAGACGGACCTGTCGACCCTCGACACGCAGATCGCTGACCTCGAGGCGCAGGTCGCCGCCCTGAACGGGCACCCGACCGGTGGGGTCACGGTGTCGCGGATGCGGCGCCCGGACCGGTACCGGTGACCCAGCCGGACGCGATCGAGTCGCTGGCCGCGTCCCTCGTCGCCGACCTCACCGCGGTCACCGACCGGATCGCCCAGGAGATCGAGGACGCCCTGGTCGACTGGTTCGACCTCACCCCGCCGGCACGTGTGCAACGGCTGCAGGTGCTGCAGCGTGCGCTCGTGGCGTTGGTCGGGCAGGCGGACGCGATCGCGGCACGGCACGTCGTGTCAACCATGCAGAGCTCGTACGAGATCGGGGCGTGGGCTACGGCCATCACCACCGGCACGACTGCGACGTTCACGGGTGTCGACATCGACGCTGTCACCCACCTCGCCACCGACACGATGCAGTCCCTCCTGCAGGCCACGAAGGGCATGCGGGAGGACGTGAAGCAGGTCATCCGGGACCTCACCCGTGACCAGGTCCGGGCGAAGCTCTACCTCGGGCAGACCGCCGTCCAGGCAGGTCAAGAACTCGCCAAGGCGATGGGTGAGCGTGGGATCACCGCCGTCATCTACTCCGACGGTCGCAGGGTCACCCTCGAGCAGTACGCACAGATGGTCATCCGCACCAAGACCGCGGAGGCCTACCAGGAAGGTGGCCTGAACCAGGGCGACCGCCTGGACATCGACTGGTGGGAGGTCATGGACGGACCCGGGTGCGGGTGGACGTCGCACGACGACCCGCAGAAGGCGGACGGGA